GAAAAATGAAGAACATCATCTTTTTATAACTAAATCAAAAGGCAGAGATTTTTCGTTGATTGATTATATGTGCGATATCTTAAATAACTTTTATGAAAAAAACGGATTAGAACATGTATGTGCATCTGAAAGTAGATCAAGCGGTAATTATAATAACCAAGAACAATACGACTGGCTAGAAAGATATAGTAAAGTTTGGAAAAGAGTATCAAAAAGACATTTTAGACAAGGAGATCTCTGATGATAATTGATAAATGCCCTAAGTGTGAGAAAGGCTTTTTGGAAGAACAAGAGGATTATTCTAATGAAACCCATATTGCAAGATGCGACGATTGTTTTTCTGAATTTTGGATTAATTATAAAAGAGTTTATAACTTAAATGAAATCCAAGAAAATCTAAGTTGATTTCTGTTCTGATTCAAGACTGGCGACTATCGGGATTATTTCCCGATATTCGCTGTCTGTATAATCTCCGTATATCTGGAATCCATTTTCATCTATCAAGTATTCAACCTCAATACCCGACTCAGTAGTTAATTTTTTTCTCTTACTCATTTATTTTCCAAGACCTTAGTTCCCGACTTACTTTCTAAGAGGCCGACAGATTTCTCACCCAAAAGTTCTTGCAATCTTCTCTCTACATCTGCCCGACTCATTTGATCTATCTTACCATGCAATACTTCCCGACGATCAACGATTAATCCCCCGACCTTCAATAACAATCCCTGAGCCTGAATCGCAGCGTTAAATGCACCCTTTCCCCAGGCATCATCTCTCAATTTATACAGATCCTCAACGGCCCTCTCATGCGTTAATTCAAACTTCTTCTTTGCCTCGACCATCAATCGCTCGTATTCCCGACGAACATGTGCATATTTACTATTAGAGTTCTTACGCATGTATCGCCCGACTACAATAGGATTTTTATACCCTGCCTTCTTGGCTGCCTCGGCATATGTCAATTGTGGATCGTTAACTAAGTTCCAAACAAGTAATCTTTGTCGTTTAGTTAAATGCTTTTCATCTTGATTAAGATATTCGATAGGCATTTCATCTGTTTCTTCAAGTGTCGGTTCTACTTTTACACTTTTTCTTATGTTTAAGTCTCTCGGCATATACTACTCTTGCTCCAGGAAATGATGTAGCAATATTAACAATCATTTCCGACTCTAACAACTCTCGTATATCTGGATGTAACGATTCTCTTATCTTTTTATTCGCTAATATTTTCATATATACAAATACTATAACAAAAGGTTTTGTCATATTAAATTAGTTTTGTCAGAGTTTTGTCACACTTTACTCGACAAAACTAGTTTCGCTTAAACAAAGGGCTACAATATATATTTAAATAAAAAAGGGGGGTTTTGTCTTATATTATCTTATATACCCTTTTCTTTTATACATATGAGAGGGATTATTTTACATTTTGTATACGGATCTTTATAGGAAGGGCTAGAACCTGACAAAACTGACAAAACTCGTAAATACTATGAATAAAGGGCTACAGACTAAATAGTTTTGTCATCGTCATCGTCGTTTCTGACAAAACTCCGAGTTTTAGGTGGGTAAGTGTATTCTTGTTCCATATTCAAGTTAAATGAGTCATTCAAGAGCCTACTGATAGATTCAAAACCGATTTCAGGGCGTGCCGAATGATTCAATACTTCACATATTCCGTAGGCCAGTATCATTTCTGCGACCATTTCGGGTCTTGCACCGCGCTTTACAAAATCTTCAAAGAGTATATCCAGGCGTTCCTTGCCCTCAATATGATTCGGTTTAGGCCGTTTATCTTCAAGTGATACTACCTTCAGAACAGGCGTTGTTTTCTCTTCCATATCGGGAGTATATCATTTTTTTGTTACAACTCTAAAACTTGTTGCGCAGTTCTATTTTTTTGCATACTGATATACTCGGCATTTAACTCGCAACCAATCCATTTTCTACCTAATTGCTGCGCTACCATTCCTGTTGTTCCGCTACCCATAAATGGATCAAGTACCACGCCATCTTTAGGACAACCAGCCAATATACAGGGTTCAATCAAATCAGATGGAAATACAGCAAAGTGTGCGCCTTTGAATGGTTTGGTGGTTACAGTCCATACTGAGCGTTTATTTCTTTTGCTTCCACCAACAGCTTTCATATTGCCGTTAGATTTACCAGGCACTCTGTCACTACCTATTTGATTTTTTATATCTTGATTAAGTCTTGATTTAGAAGATTCAGCAATATCCTCTTTGATCGCTTCATTATCAAAATAATACTTAGGGTTTTTACTTAATAAGAAAATATATTCATGTGATTTAGTACAACGATCTTGCACACTCTCTGGCATCGGGTTCGGCTTACTCCAAATAATATCCTGTCTTAAATACCAGCCATCAGCTTGTAAAGCTAGTGCAACTTTAAAAGGAATACACCCCAATTGTTTGTTAGGTAAAAAACTATCACCCAGATTAAGCCAAACAGTTCCATCATCTCGCAACACTCGTTTTACTTCTCTGAATACCCCAACCAAGTTCTCTACGAAATCTTCTGGTGTATCTTCTAAACCTAACTGTTCGCCCTCGCCATAATCCCTCAAACCCCAATAAGGCGGTGAAGTGATACAGGTGTTAATGGATTCCTCTGGCAATTCTTTTAATGTTTCTCGGCAATCGCCATACAAAGTTCTGTTAGTTTTAAAATTCAAACCCGATTTGTCCTTTTCTATCCTCTACCTCGCCACCTTGCTCGACAGTTACCATGTTTTTCAATATGTGACAGATAATCTCTATAGTCCAGCCGTTGCCTAACATGCTATAACGTCTCGAATTACTAACGTGTGCAGTATAATCGTCATCAACTGTTTGCAGGCGTTCCGCTTCTCTCGGGGTCAGTTTACGCCAACGCATCTCGCTGTCTTTTTGTATTTGTATTATATGTTGCTTACTGGTATTTGCTGTCAGAGTGTTTGTTTTATCGTCATCTCGTTCAACCAAATGCCTCATGTGTCTAGGCGACCAGTCTTTTCCTGTTCTTTTCTTATGTTCGGCTCTTATTTTGTTTGCTTCGGGTGTTCTTACTTCAGTCATACACTTAACCAATAAATTATTCTCTTGCCAAGAACTTGATGTAAGTGAAGGGGTTTTTCCGTCTTTTGCTCGAATACCACCTTTGTTCGTGCCACGCGGTTTCTGATAGATTGCAACCTTCGGTTCTCGGTTTCCACCCGAACAACTGTTCAAAGTAGGCGATTTTCCGTCAGGAGAGTACACTCGTTTCAAAATATCGTGACCATTTATCTCAGCAGCCACTCCTACTTGCTTGGGTTTATGTAATTTTTGCGGAGAATTTTCTTGCCCTATTTCTGTTTCCAATATATCTTTTAGTACAATACCTTTATCTTCAGGTTCGTTAATTCCTGGAATGTTAGTCCAATAATATCTCCATCTGTTTTGTGCGCTGACTAACGCGCTATTTAATAGAATCGGTTCAACACCTACATGTTCTGTAATCACATTTAGATACTCTTTTTTCATTTTGACATTCTCTAAAAGAAACCATTTAGGTTTGATCTCTTTCAGTAAACGTACAAACTCAAAAAACAATACCGATTGCGGATCATCAAAAGCCAATCTTTTACCTGCAAAACTAAATCCAGTACAAGGAGAGCCAGCCAGTATAATATCTGGCTTTTCTGGTAATGATTCTAAGGATATATCTCTGACATCACCCAACTGTACTGTATGTGGATAGTTTGCTTGGGTAACTTTGATTGGATAAGGATCTATTTCAGATGCGTAATAGGTTTTGATAGGTATGCCTAAACGATTCAGAGCAATCTGACCACAAGACATACCATCAAATAAACTTAAAACTACTTTAGGTTTCACTTATATAAACCTGATTTCTCTTCTAAATCAGACAATGCTTGCATCATTTCATGTTGCTGTTGCAGCAAATGTTCTTTATCTTCCAACGATTCACGCTCCATCTGAGTAATATTGTGCTGTCTTTCGATGGTTTGTACCAATGTTTTGACAGTAGTTATTTGTGTTTCAAGATCAAGTTTGGCGAATATACCAATGATTGACATAATCATTTCGTTATATATCGTGTTATCTGTAAATCTGGCCATATTATCCCTCCAATTCGATAATCGGTTCATTTTGTTGTAATAGTTCAATCTTAGATATAAGACTGTCTTTCTGCATTTCGTCTAACGGCTCTTTATTGACTATATCTTTAACTATGTTTAAAAGAGTGTATTGATAAATCTTGGGGCTTTTTACTATAATTTTGCTCATAGATCATGCCTCATCTCTTCAATTTCATATTCATCATATACTTCATCACACTCTTCGCAGTAATGCACCTTCGGTATTCCTACATCTGGCTCGGCTTCTTGCGTAACAATATAGCCATCATCACACTTAGGACACATCATCTTTTTTCTCCTGGTATTTTTGTTTTAAAAATTCTTCGTTTTTACTCAAGTATTCTTCCCAATCAAAGTAAGGTTTCTGTCCGTTATCTCTGCGCTCTCTGCAATTTTCATAATACATTCTACGAACGAAGATTTGGAAGTTATTTAATCTTGGCATATCTCCTCCCAATTACCTGAGTAATTAGTCATTACAACATATCCAACATTTTCGTCAGCCAAGTCAGCCAATAAAAATGTTATGTGTCCATATCCTTTCAAAACTTTTTGGAACAACAATGCACTTGTTGGACTTTCCATCCAATACATGTAATTTCCATCGTCTTTATCAAAAGGATTTTTTATTTCTTCTTGACACTCGAATCTGTCTGCTTGATCGTAATAAAAACTTCTAGTAGAAGTATTATATAAATAACCTATATCATCTAAATCTAATTTTATTGTAACCACTTTTTTCTCCATATTGATTTAAAGAAGGGTAAGACAGGGGGTATGTGTGTTTTTATGGTATGTAGTTCCTGTCTTACCCAATACTTTATTATAAACATATGTAAATATTTATTTCAACATATTGTTACTTCATATAGTTATTCAAAATGTTGCTTATAAATATGTAATAAAGTACAATGTTCTGACATATACAATTTATTGGAGAATAAAATGTCAGAACTAAACAAAACTATTGAAGATATTGCAGTTCCAAAAAAGATTACGGTAAAGCCAAAAAAAATCAAAATGCCTGTACCCTTTGATCCTGTTGACTTGGAATCAACGGAATTGTTTTGCAGCGACCTCGAATCAATGAACAGAATGGCATACGCTTTGACTGTATTAAGAGAAAGATACCCTACCGTTTTTGAAGATGTCTATAAAGAATCAGAAAGGAGATTGATAAATGACGATAGGTAAACCCATCAAGTGCTACATATTCAATCGGACTAAAGGCGGTTACATATACTTGCCATACGAAAAAACTGAGTACGATATAATTTACCAGGGCGACAAAGAAGGTTTGAGAGAAATAAGAAAATACTGGATATCTATCGGTAAACCCATGTATGACAA